TACAAGAGAAAGGTATTAACCATCTGGAGAGAATGGTTCAAAATTTAATAGATCAAAAGAAGATAGTAAAAGCTTCGGCTCCAGGATTAAAATCACGCGTGTGGTTAGATGTTCCCGACGGACCATTTGCCTCCGGTGATGGAGAGTTTGAGCCAGGAGCATAAAATGAAAATAAAATACAGCGTAAATTTAGATATAGACTTAAATGAAAAAGATATAGACTGGGCTACTGTGTCCACAGATTTTAATCCAAAGAACTTAAACATATATTATTTTTTAAAAGAGATAGATGAAGTATGCCAAAGATTTGTAACAAAAGATGATAGCCCAAGAATAGAAGCAAGTATTAAAGATATAAAATTTAAAAACGAAACAATGAACTGAGGTGAAAATGTTAAAATGGGATGGCTTTAATGAAGCTATAATAGGCATCGGTGAACGATGCGGACAAGATGATATTATTGTTTATGATCTGCAAAAAATGATCAAGGTCTTTATGGATGCTAATGATGTCGATGAAGAAGAAGCAATGGAGTATATATCATTTAATGTGTTAGGTGCGTGGATAGGAGAACAAACCCCTATTATTGTAACAACAGGTCCTGAAGGTATTACGCACGAGCCGGATGGACAATTTGAACTACCAATGGATATAACTATTGAAGGAGAAAATGATGACGAATCTTGAACTTGAAGAATTTTTAGAAAAAATTTTTGATACCTGGGATCAATTTGCAGACCCTAAAGAGGGTGAGTACAACCTAACGGTTCCTGAGTTAGCAAAGAGAATGGAAAAATTAAGAAAAGATTTTCGTGGGGCAAGACAAAGACCTCATGATTTCGCAGACGACGTACGATAGTAAGTTACTAGACTTACACATCAAACGCTGTTAATTTTTATGCGTGACGTTAAATAAAAAAATAACGAACCAAAAACAACTTGGTCGCGTCGGTGAATTATTTGTAGCCTTAGAGTTAGAGTCTTTGGGTTATCCAACTTCGCTTGTAGACGCGCCTGGTTGTGATCTTATTGTTAATATAAAAAATAGAGCGCTAAGGATCCAAGTTAAGAGCGCTTATCCATCTCCTCATAATAAAAATAACAAACGCTATACGTTTAGCACGTCCACAGGAAGCGCGAAGCGCGGCCTGGGGCGCGACAGTGCAGACATTGTATGCTTTGTAGCATCAGATATTAGAAAAGCTATCTTTGACGTCATACCAAAGAAAGGTATGTCAAAAACAAAACACTTCCGTCTTAATTATTTTAAAGAAGAGGATATGTTTCAAAAAACGTGGGAAGAATGTTTGAAAAAAGTGACCCCTACAGAGAGTTCGTAGGGGTCGATGTGGCTGCAATCGTGGGTTAGGTCAATACTTAAAAATTGGGAGACAAATAAGTATATTTAAGAGTCCTTCGTCCACTAACTACTATATGTAGTATGGATTGCTATGTTCGTCAATATGTAGTGGTTAAACTAATTAAAAATAATATTCCCCCTGTTACTCCCATTGTTAAAATATAAAATCTAAAAAAACTCCAATCCATATTCTTCCTCCTTTGTTAATTCAATAGAACGCTTTCTCCTGGTGCCACAACACAAAGAATAGTCTTTACTAAGAAGACTCACATCATGGTCTAAAGACAAATAAAACAACAGCGTAACAAGAGCCGTTATAATGTTTAGCCTTATTGCACGGTAATGGGTGTTACTCGAAAAGAGCCTTCCTCATATTAACCTCCTAAGAGATAGATGGGCTATTGAATGCTTCGAAGGATCGAAAGACGCCTGTGGCAACCTTGAGAGCTGTATCTAAATTATCAAAATTAAATTCAACCTGGCTGTTTGCGTCGTAGAGACGAAGGGTAACAGGAATAGAATGAAAATATTGTTTAACCATTCCTTTGCTCGCTGCGTTTAATGTTACCCTTACGTCGTTTACCTCCTTTGTCCATTGAAAACCTTCCTCAACGATGTCCTCAACGTAACCCATATTCTCTAATTCTGCGTGTATTTTACTTAATACCTTCATAATCTGTCCTTCTTTTTACATAAAAACTATATTGACTTTAAATTTTTTTATTGCTAGGCGTTCGAGCCTAATAATCGCCCCATACTTTTATTTTTGTACCGCCGTGGTACTCAACGGCATGACCCTCTTTAATAAGTATTTGACAAATATCCTTATCATCTTCGGTATAAGGTATGGCCAGGATTCTTCCATACTTTCCTTTACCTAGTGATTTAATCTTTAATTTTTGTGCGCATAATTCTTTAAGTCTTGCTGACGCTTTCTTACCGAGAGCTTTCTCTGCAAGGTCTCTGGTCCTGGATTCAGGTGTATCAATGCCGGCTAAACGGCATCGTTGTTTATGAAGTTTAACATTAAAACCAAGATCAATAGTAACGTCGATAGTATCGCCATCAACAACTCTTTCTAGTTCTGCATGATATATAAAAGCTTCTACTTTATTCTTTTTCGTCATTTTATTTCTTTCCTTATTTTTTCAGCTAATGCTTTGGCCGTTGCAACGTTTAGGCCCAGGAGCTGATGTAGATTGATAGGGCGTCGGTATGATTGGCCCTCGACGGTTACCAAAAGATAATCTTTAGTAATCGTTACGAGGACCTCATTATCGTTTAACTCAATTGTCTGGGGACGCATTCTTTTTTCTCTCTTTGTACTCTAAAAAAACAGCAAGGCTTATTAGTATAGTAAAGAACCAGAACGTAAACTTAATAATAAACCATTGAAAACTATGATGGGCTGCTTCTAAGGTAGCCCCAGGATCTATCTCACTCGCTTGTTTCAGTATCTCTTCCAGCACACCACATCTCCTCTACTTTTATAACTTCAAGATTACCATCTATGTCATAACCGGTTCCTATCGTGTAGGAAGGGCATGGCTCTGGCAACGGGGTCGGCGCAGCCGGCACGTGGCTTACGCTAACTAATAGCACTAAAGTGTTTAACCATATCATTTGAATGACCTCGCGTTTTTAATACATGATCTTTTTAGCTGTATGGCAAAATCATATACTGTTTGTTCTGGGTCAATGAGTAAGTTTTTATTTTCTTCTAAAACTTCTACTAACCTTTGCACAGCAAAACGTTGATCTTTAGGTAAATGAGAACAATCTAAATGCTTATCTTCTTTAAAAATTTTTAGATCCTTTAAACTATTATCATATTCAACATTGTCTCTAAGTTTAAAATTCTTTTTCCACTTAGCGGAAATTGTATTTACTTTGCTTTTATTCATTATATTCCTCCCATTTCTCTATTAATAATAACACCTTCGTCATCCCACATCTCTACATGCGATTGTGTCATGATCTGTGGTATATCGTATTTCTTACATTTTTTTCTTAAAAATTCTTTGGCTTCTTCTTCTGTAAGTATAGAATTTTCTATATAACGTTCCTGGATACCAAAGTAGTCTGCAATTTTCTTAGTAGAATTTACAGCAATTGGAATACCCTGATTCATTCTTTTTAATGTATTAACGCTCATTTTTATTCTTTCTGCTAACTGATGTAATTCAGTACAGTCGTCATAGTTATTCATAAGGTCTTCTATGTAACCTTCTTTTAGTTTTACCGATCGTGATGGCATAGTATGTCTCCCTATATTGTTAGTATTATTATTAACTCTATTGATATAAATCCGATGAGTACCAACCACAGTACCATCATAAACTTAGTTTGTTCGTCCATTGTATTCTCCCTTATTTAGACAGACAGGTGTCTTGTACTCTCTTTTACACCTACTCTTATTTTCTTCTATTCGTCTATTAACGTCTCATAATAATGACCATAACTTCCATTAACTACGGAAGGTAAGTGTGCAACCCAGGCCATTGATCGAGATGTTAAAGGACTACGCTCTAGACTATCTGTATCATCCTCAGCACAACCAAAAGGCTTGTCATGTGCTAGAGATGTATCTATCCAATGAATAAAGTCTGCTTGTCCCATTACACTATCTTTTTCCCAGTTAATCTTAATCTTCTCTGGGCGTGTGTTTTGTGTAATATGACAGGTCTTCATTGGCCACCAAGCTGGAGTTGGAAATCCTTGTCGCATCGTTACATAATGATCATAACCATTTTGACTTGGATGTTTTTCTAATATAAACTCCATCGGTAAAACAGATTCTCTCGAATCGTATTTAACATTTAATGCTTGCATAGTACTCCTATATGTAAACCATTAAGTTTAAATTAATAGACTATTTAGTTTAGGTCAAGTAAATAAATAAAATGGAAGTGTTTAGTTTTGAGAGAAAATGGTTCATGAAACATGATTCATATGTATGAACGAAGGGTCGCTATGAACGAAACGTCCTTTTAAGTTATTGAAATATAAGGTAAAACAATATTATTTCGTTCATAGTTCATGGAAGAGGTTTATGAACGGTTTACGTGGATTAAGCTATTGAAAAACAAAGATAATATTTTTTTTGAAGTTCGTTCATGGTTCATGTATATTATATATATAGAGGGGCGTATGAACGCCCCCTATCTATAAAGTAAATAAAACGGAGACGACATGACTGCAAAAACAAATAAAGCTAATTTAGATTTACTTATTACGGATCCGGAATCAGCTCAGAGTAAGCTGAATGAGATGCAGAAGAAGTTCGTAGATTTATTCTGTGGGACGGACGACCTGTCGCAGACAGAGTCGGCCCGGCTTGCCGGGTACAAGTATCCATCTTTGTCGGGCCATCAGCTCATGCGTAAACCTCATGTGGTGGCATGTATTGAAGATAGACGCAAAGAGATATCACATAGATATAAAGTAACTCTAGATAGAAGCTTTCGGGATTTAAAATACATTCGAGATCGGGCCATGGAGGATGGATCCTGGACCGCGGCTCTCAAGGCCGAGGAGCTGAGGCTCAAAGCTGCGGGATTACTTGTATCCAAATCTGAAGTAAGGACGGGAAGTATTGATGCTATGAGTGAAGATGAGATTCGGGCTGAATTATCCAGGCTCTCAGAAGAAGCTTCTAAAAATACTGTCGTGTTACCACCAGAGGCATTTGAAGATATTACTGAGTCGGGTTCGGGTGATGAGTTAGACGATTCGGGCCAGGCACTCAATCCAGACGATAAAGACTGAAGCATTTAAGAAGTAAGACATTCGGGATTTCCAATAAAAAAAGAGATTAAAATTTAACCTCTTTTTATACTGTTCGGGTTCTATTGCAACCTCTTATTCGGGTATTTTATGCCACGTTCGGGTCACATCATTATACATTAAATTCAACGGTCTACTATTGCCTCCTGTATGCGACATTTTCTTGCCTTTGCTTTTCCTGGTCTTGCCTTCAATTAATTTTTTAGCCATTATTCTTCTCC